GTGCCGTTGGTTTAATTGTAATAGAAACTTTATTGGGAATGATATGAAACTATCAGCAAACTTTTCACTATCAGAGATGACTAAATCTCAAACAGCAACGCGCAAAGGTATCAACAATGAGCCGTCAACAGCGCACGTAGAAAACCTTATTCACCTAGCGGAGTCCGTCCTACAACCAGTGAGAGATCACTTTGGTAAGTCGGTCATGATATCTTCAGGCTATCGTAGCCCAGAGCTGTGCGAAGCTATCGGATCTTCGACTAAGTCACAGCATGCCAGGGGTGAGGCAGCAGACTTCGAGATAGCAGGAGTTGACAACAAGGAACTTGCAACGTGGATTAGTAAAAATACGGAATTTGACCAGCTAATTCTGGAGTTTTATAATGAAGGAGATCCAAATTCTGGATGGGTGCACTGCTCAGCGGTGACGGAAGGGCCAAGAAAACAAGTGTTAAGAGCCAGCAAAGTAGAAGGACGGACCAAATACGAAAATATAATTCTCTAGATCCAGTCTTTGATATCCTCGCCCATAATTTCATTAGCTATATTTATTTTGTTCCTTAGTGATTTAACTATTTTATCGTCTACAGTATTTTCAGCTATCAAGTCAACATAGGTAACGCTGCCAGTCTGGCCGATACGATGCGCTCTGTCTTCTGATTGCAGTCTTTTCTCAAGGTCATAACTATTAGAATAATAAATTACTGTGTTAGCAGCAGTCAGGGTAATTCCATACCCTCCAGTCTGTGCATTTCCTACAAAATAGCGTGTAGGGCCGTTTTTTTGCTGAAACTGAGCAATATGCTCCTGGCGGAGGGTAGAGTCCACCCCACCGTGATATTCGACTGTAGAGGCATCTCCGTAAGCTTTTTTCAGAGCAGCGACTATATTTTTTATGTCTTCCCTGTAATTTGCCCAGATAATCACCTTGCCGTCTGTTTCTTCTAATAATTGTAATAGTGCGTCCATACGATTATTTTTTAGTGCCGTAGTTGTGCCATCATCTGCCTTAAAATGGCCACAAGTTATTTGATGCAATCTCATTAGTTGTGTCATAACATTTACGGTTGTCATAACTTCTCCATTATCCAACATTGCAAGTGCCATTTGTTTCATTTGTTTGTATGCTTTGTCTTGTTCTGGCGTCAGTTCTATTAATCGTTTTGTAAATACTTTTTCTGGTAGATCTAAACAATCTTCTTTTAGTACACGATAAGAAAATTTATCTAGTATATCTGCTAGTTCATCTAGTCTTCTATAAGATACTACAAGCTGTACTTGTCGACCGCCGAAATTTCTTTTGACCATATTTGCGTAGCGTGCACGGAAGCTATAGTAAGAGGCATGCCCTAGATGGTATGGGTCTAGAAACTCACATTGACTAAACAAATCAAGAGGTGATTTTGTAACTGGAGAGCCTGTTAAGATTCTACGATATTTCGCTAGATCCCCTATTTTTAAAATATTTTTTGTTCGCTTTGCTGTCGGATTCTTGATCGTCGTAGATTCATCAATCCCTATTAAAGCTCTTCCAACAAAAATGTTAAGGAAACTTCGAGCAAAGTCCAGTCCTTTTGACGTAGAAAATGCTTCTACGTTCATTATCAATATCTTAAGATCACCTTTATCGTCAAATAATGTATCAAGCTCAGCCTGTTTTTTCTTTGTCGCTGTCGGTTCCCATAATACTTTTGTACACTCTATGTGGTCTGGCAAGTGTGTTGGAAATTCTATTGCATCCCAGTTTTTGTACACACCTTTTGGTGCTACAATCAAGGCACCTTTGATAGCGCCCCTGTCATATAGGATAGCGATATTATCAACGAGGACCTTGGATTTACCCGTCCCCATCTCCATAAACAAGGCATAAGTGTCAGAAGCCCAGGATTTCTCTAATGCCTTGAGTTGATGCTCGTATGGCTTAGTCTTAAACTTATAATTTTTTATCATATTTTCGTTATTCTTTCTTGACAATCATATAATCATCACTATGTTGAATGTCAATACAAGAAAGTATGAAATGAGAAATAAATTATTTGAATTATACAGGCCAAAACAATTGGCAGAATTTTTGGAATTTAATAAGGCAAACCCTGATGAGAGTTTTGTCTACGTTCTGCAACACCCTCCAAGAAATATAAATATTTTGACTGCGTCTGACTACGGATATCTAGTAATTTGTTTACCAGAAAATTCACAGATGTTATTTAGTCCAGCACCTTTCATACATAAAATGAGAAAAAATTTACAAGATTTTAAAGAAACAGATTATATACTTTGTTCTGGTGATCCTGCTATCATAGGATTGTCAACAGCAATAGTAAGTGATATAACACAAGGAAGATTTAATTTATTAAAGTGGGATAGACAGGAGACAAGATACTATCCACTTAGTTTTAATTTATTTGAGAAAGGAATAGAAGATGACGGAAATAAATTTTGAAGAAGACCAACAAGAGATAATAGAGAAGACTGATATTTCAAGTTTGGCAGGATATTGCAAAGAGCTAAAAGCTTACGAAGATGAGATTGCAGATCTAGAAGAAAAAATAAAATACAAAAAAGAAAAAGCAGACAAGATTAGTTCAGAGATAATACCTAATATGCTAGCAGAGCAAGGGTTGTCATCTTTGAAACTCGCTGACGGCAGTGCTGTAGAAGTAAAAAAATCTTACAGTTGCACCATCAAAAAAGACGATGTTGAGTCAGCGTACACATGGCTTCGAGAAAACGGGCTAGAAGACATCATTAAAAATGAAGTCTTTGTTACGTTCGGTAAAGGCGAAGATAACAAGGCGAAGGATCTCCTGGACCTTGCGGAGCAATCGGGTTATGAGCCACAACAAAAATCAAAAGTTGAGCCCATGACTTTGAAAGCTCTTTATAGAGAGCGTGTCGAGGCCGGCCTCGACATGCCCTCGGATTCTTTTCATTTGTTTGTAAAGGATCAAACTAAAATTAGCCGGAAAAAATGAATCATGAAACAAGGAGAAAATAAACATGAACCAAGTAGCTGAAAAAAAGAAATCAGACGTTGCCTTAACAGGCATGTTTGAAGAAGACGCTAATACGAGTTTTGGCAATATGGACTCAGACGATTACGCATTGCCATTTCTTAGAGTGTTAGGTCAACTATCACCTGAATGTAATAAAAGGGACGCCAAATATGTGGATGGTGCTGAGCCAGGTATGATATTCAATACTGTGACTAAGCAACTGTATGACGGTGAAGCAGGAGTAAATATTATTCCATGCTATTACAAACGGGAATATGTTGAGTGGAGTGATAGAGGCGAGGGCACAACTGCTCCTGTAGCTATACACTCTGTTGATAGTGGCATTATCAAAGAAGCAACAAGAGATGCTAGTTATAAAGATAGATTACCAAACGGTAACTATCTAGAAAACACAGCATCTTATTTTGTATTGATTGATGATGGTACATCAGCATTAATTTCTATGAAATCTACACAACTAAAAGTTAGTAGATCATGGAACTCAATGATGAACAGTATCAAACTTAAAGGTAAGAATGGTATGTTCACACCGGCTATGTATAGTCACATATACAATCTTAAAACTGTACAACAATCAAATGACAAGGGAACTTGGTTTGGTTGGACTATAGAAAAGGTTGGGCCTGTACAAGATAAAGACTTGTATGGTGCTGCAAAAAGTTTTGCTAGTTCCGTAAACAAGGGTGACGTAACTGCAAAACATGGTGGTGACGGCGAAGCTAAGTCTAAGGACGAGGTGCCGTTTTAATCATGAAAAAGAAGGAGACGCGTAAGCACATCCCCCCTTACGCGTCTCTGACGTTTGACGAGTTTTGGCTAGCTCAAGACGAGTTGTGGGAGATGAGTACAAAGGAGTCTAAAAGACAGAAAGAAGAGAGGATAACTACATTAGATGAGCGAAAGAGAAAGCTATCAGAGAAAATATTACCGTACGAGAACACTAGCAAAACTTAGAAACAGAGTAAAAAGGCTAGAGTTTAAATTACAGGATTTTATGAAAAGCCCTGAAGGGCAAAAGTATTACAAACGTAAAGCCAGTGAATATGGAAAACAATGGCGTGAGGAAAATAAATATTTATGAGATTTAAAGAAATCTTTGAGGGTAATAACAGTGCGTTTGGGCAACTGATACTGTCTGGTAAAAAAGATGCTAGAGGTAAAGAGAAAGGACGCCCATGGATACGAAGAGAAACAGTCTCAGAACAATTGTGGAAAGATCATGTAGAGGGTAAAACAGATGCAAATGGTAAATTACTACCTGCTCTAGGTGTTATTCCTATAAACGAAGAAAACAAATGCAGGTGGGGTTGTATTGATATTGACATATACAATCTTGATCACAAACAACTTTTACAAAAAATAAAAGAACTAAAATTTCCTCTGATAACCTTTAGATCTAAGTCAGGTGGTGCACACTTGTTTTTATTTGCAGATAAATTTATTCCTGCTTTTCTTATGAAAGATAAATTAGAACAAATGGCAACGGCATTGGGCTACGAGGGCAGTGAGGTATTTCCAAAACAAACAGAGCTATTGGCCGAGCGAGGTGACGTAGGTAATTTTTTAAATTTACCGTACCATGCAGGAACAAAAGGTTTGAGGTATGCATTAGATGAGAATGGTGGTGCTGCTAGTTTAGAATCATTCTATTCTATGTATGATGCATTTGTACAAACAGAAGAACAGATAGACAGCATACAAATAAAAGAACCACCAAAAAAACAAGAGTATTTTCCAGATGGTCCGCCTTGTCTAAATAGATTAGCAGAAGAAGGGTTTGGCGAGGGATCTAGAAACAATGGTTTATTTAATGTTGGTGTGTACAGAAAAAAATCTAGTCCTGATGATTGGGAAAATATGTTGGTCGCTGATAATCTTAAAGTTATGGATCCACCTCTTGGCAACACAGAGGTACAAATGTTAATAAAATCATTAAAAAGAAAAGACTACGACAAGTATAAATGCAAAGAACAACCTATATGTGGTGTATGCAACGCAGCTAAATGCGCAACAAAAATATATGGTGTTGGTTATGAAGAAGAACAGATGCCAAGGTTGAGCGCTTTAGTACGAGTCACATCACAACCTCCACAATGGTTTTTAAATGTAGATGACGCAAGAATAGAATTAAAAACTGTAGAACTAAGAAACCCAGAATTATTTGCGACAGCGGTGTTAGATCAAATAGATGTAGTAATACCAGACGTAACACCTAAGAACTGGAGAAAGCTATATCTAAGAGAGTTGATGGCAAGTGTTGATCACAGTGAGCCGTTGCAATCATTAGATCCTAAATACTTTATAGTAAATTTATTAAAAGATTTTACAGTCAACAGACCACAGGGTAGAAAAAAAGAAGACATACTTAGAAAGATGGCGTGGACTGACGAAGATAATTTTTGTTATTTTAGAATGGATGATTTTTATGGATGGGCAAAAAGAAACAACTGGGAGTTGGACAGACAAAAGACAGCGAGTCTAATAAAAAATCTTGATAACTTTGAAAAAGAAGTTCGTATGAAAATAAAACAACAGACACCACATGTCATAAAAATTAAATCTATGAAGATAGAAAGTGATGACGAACCAGAAATATCAGAAGTCAAATACGAGGAGTCACCTTTCTAATGAAAACAATAATACTCGGACCACCAGGCACAGGTAAAACTACAACACTATTAAATTTAGTAGAAGATTTTTTACGAGCTGGCACAGACATAAAAAAGATAGGGTACTTTTCTTTTACAAAGAAAGCTGCATGGGAGGCAACACACAGAGCAGAAGAAAAGTTTATGATAGATCAAAAAGAAATACCTTATTTTAGAACTTTGCACTCACTTGCTTTTAGAACTTTAGGTATGAACAAGGAGCGTGTGATGAAAGCTCCAGATTACAGAGACTTTGGTTTAAAATGTGGCATACCTATTAAGACAGCATGGTACAATGATGAGGATGGTGTGTTTAATTCTGATAATGAATATCTACGACTAATTAACAAAGCACGAGTTTTAGAAATGCCTGTCTTAGATTTGTATGACAAAAACGAACATCACATGGACATTGAGCGAGATCTATTATATCTTTTAGATCAAGAACTTAAGAAGTATAAAACAGAAAAAGGATTGTACGATTATGATGACATGTTGGAACAATTTATTGACCAAGATATTTCACCGTCTTTTGACGTATTATTTATTGACGAAGCACAGGACCTCTCACCTTTGCAGTGGAGAATGGTCAGGACTCTTTGGAAGAAAGCAAACAAGACCTACATTGCAGGGGACGATGATCAAGCTATATTTAGATGGGCTGGTGCTGACGTTGATACTTTTATCGCTCTTAAAGACGAAGTAGATCACATAGATACATTAAATCAATCTTACAGAATACCTGGTGGACCAATACACGAACTATCACAAGATATAATTAGAAAAGTTACAAACAGATACGACAAAGAATACATGCCGAGACAAGAACAAGGTGACCTTACAAGATACTCTGACGTCACACAAGTTGACATGTCAAACGGCGAGTGGCTAGTATTGTCAAGCGCAAATTATTTTTTAGATGAGATAAAAGATTTATGTAGATTACAGGGCTGGTATTATGCACACAAAACTAAGAATTCTGTAAAGTTAGATTTATTGTTGGCCATACAAACATGGGAAAAGTGGCGCTCAATGGAGCATTTATTACCTGTAGCATCGATAAAAAATGTGTATGCATATCTGGGAGAAAATGTTACAAAGGGGTATAGAACAGGTAAAACATTAAACGAAAGTGAAGAAGGTTACTACATCGAAGAATGTATGCAGCAACACGGATTACAAACAGACGAAGTCTGGTATAAGGCATTTGCTGGTCTAGATGTAGATACAGAAAACTATATAAGAAATATGCTAGCTAACGACGAAAAGATAACACAAAATCCACGCATAACCTTATCAACAATACATGCTGCCAAAGGAGGTGAAGCCGATAATGTACTCATTCTTCCTGATATTACTAAGTCTGCTGTTGACAACGATGATATTAATCCAGATGAACTACACCGTCTATTTTATGTAGGAGTCACACGTGCAAAGAAATCATTACATATACTAGAACCAAGAAACTATGAGAGGTGTTATGTCATCTAAAAAACATGACCCAGTAAACTTTCCATCACACTACAACAAAGGCGATATAGGTTGCATAGATGCAATCAAGTCATGTCAAGGAGATGGTTTTAAATATTACCTACAAGGCTCAGCCATAAAATATGTTTGGCGTCACGAGCACAAAGGCAAGCCCATAGAAGATCTAGACAAAGCCATTTGGTTTTTAAATAAATTAAAAGAGGAATATAAATGACATTGATAAATACTACTGCAACAAAAAACCCATACGTAAGTGAAATAGCTGATGGTATTTTTTTATGCCACAAAGTTTTTGATAATCATAAGTGGACTGAGATAAGAGAATGGTTAGACATGACAGAGACATGGACATATGTGCGAGAAACAAATCCTACGTCTGATGCTACATTTGCTCCAGGTTATTTTGTTACAAAAATTTATGATTACAACTTAGGAGATTATAGCTTATTTCTCCCTCCCCATGAAATTTACAACCAGGTTTTCATTCCATTTGCAAGTTTTGTTCAAGGAGACAAGCCTATGGCAAGAATACCTATAAGATTAAAAGCAAATTTATACCCAAGACAATCAGAAAAAACACAACATGAAAAACATGTGGATTATTTTGATTATGAAACAAGTGAACAAGCGCCATGGTTAACTAAAGTTCCTGTAACTAATATGGTGTATATGGTCAATGATAATGATGGTGGCACTGAAATATTAGATACAAGTGAAGGAGACATAACGGTTCCAAGTAAACAAAATACAGCTGTTATATTTCCTAATAAATATTGGCATAGAAGTTCTATATGCACAGATAAAAAAGCAAGGCTTACAATAAATTTTAATTTTATATGAGAACTTTACAACAACCACTTTTCACGCCAGAAACAGAATGGGTTCCACCAGATTTTTTACCAGATTTATCTAGTCATAGTGAGATAGCTATTGACTTAGAAACACGAGATCCAAACCTGCTTACATTGGGGTCAGGTTCGGTAAGAAGAGACGGGGAGATAGTCGGCATAGCAGTCGCGGTCGAAGGCTGGGCCGGCTATTTTCCTATCGCGCACGAAGGTGGTGGGAACATGGACCGAGGATTAGTTTTAGATTGGTTTGAAGAGTTATTGAACAACACATCTACAAAAATATTTCACAATGCCATGTACGATGTGTCTTGGATCAGGTCACTTGGCTTTCACATAAATGGTGGCATCGTAGATACAATGATTGCTACAAGTTTGATTGATGAAAATAGATACAGTTACACACTAGACTCTGTTGGTAAAGATTACATTGGCATGCGTAAGAACGAAAAACTTTTACAAGATGCTGCAAAAGATTTTGGTGTCAATCCAAAAGCAGAGATGTGGAGACTACCTGCACCATTTGTTGGTGAGTATGCAGAGAAAGATGCAGAGATGACACTGAAGTTGTGGCATGCACTGCAACATGAAATATCAAAACAAGATCTGTGGGATGTATTTAATTTAGAAACTAATTTGTTTCCATGTCTAGTCGATATGAAATTTCAAGGTGTGCGTGTTGATGTGCAGAAAGCAATGTCTGTCAAGGCACAGCTACAAGAAACAGAGAAAAATTTATTACGAGATATAAATAAGATAGCAGGTTTTGATGT